ATTTTTTCTCTTAGATTATCAAATTCATATCTTGCAGAAGATATATGATCTTCTAAATCATTCATTGATCTTTCTAAACTCATAATGCTTGTTTTAGTAGAGTTAATAATTGATCTCTCACAGCTTCAATACCATGATCTCTGACAGAGTCTGATAAATCCTTAGACATTTCTAGTACTACATGTGGAATATTATACTTATCTTGATATCGCTGAGCAGCTTTTATGCCAGGCTCATCATTATCAAACAATACAATTATCTTAGCATACTTCTCTCTAAGTTTATTTATAACAGATTCTCCAATCATTGTATTCTCACTGTCCGGAGCAATACATTCTATATTACCAATACCAAGCTTCTTAAAAGACATGAGGTCTTTAAGTGAAGAAACAATCAGTAAATACTTAGAATCATATTGCAGTTGATCCATACCCTGTGTATAGTTCTGGATCTTAATGAACTTCTTCTCTGGGACTTTTGGCATATAGATTTTATACAGCTCACCATCTTCTCTAAAATAACCATAGACATACGGTCTTGTAAATCTATATGATCTAAGACTACCATCAACTTCAGTCTTTTCCATAGTAAAGAACTCCAATGGGACAACATTATATCTCTCCAGTATAGCTGAAGAAATCCTAAAACTTGTCCAAAACTTAGAGTCTTGGGAATTCCAATGTCTCATTTGGAAATCTACTACCTTGAACTTATCATGAAATTGTATGGGTCCTCTTTCTGTAGGTGCATTATACTTAAGATACTCTTGGTAATCATTAATTATTCTATTAACTGCTTTGAATCTCGTATCATAGTTAAATAAACATTTGACAAGTTCAATTTGATCACCTTGAAAGCCAGAAGAGAAATCTTTAAACTTATAGTAATCCCCATTGCGATAGATAAACATGCTAGGGACTTTGTCCTTTACATTAAATGCTGAGAGCATCTTTATATCCTGACCAATGAGCTTCTCTTTTAAGTTTAGATAATATTCAAATACCCATTCTCTGGGTACATCCTCTAAATCAGATACTAAGTTCTTTGTTGAAATCATAACCAATAAAAATAAAGGGGGGAGGCTCCTGATTTAATTTAAAATCTCTGTTAATATTAAGTTACATTGATAGTTAATTAACTCCCCCCTCTATAAGGTGAGTTAATTAATCTAGGCTAAAATCAGAAGATGTTTTTGGTTTTGTAAAAACATCATCATCATCTCCAAAAGACTTAACTTCTTTAACTTCTATTTTCTTGAGATGCTTAGCCTCATCATAAGGAATAACTGCACCATCTTCTACGGCACCAAATGCATACTTCTTACCTTCTGCTTTTGGCAACCACATATCATAGTTAGTATAACCTGATTTACCTTCATACTCTTTACCAGCAACACAGAACTCAAGGAACTTACCCTTAAAGTCTGCAGTTTTATTGAATGCCTTAACAAAGTCTTCAATAGTATCATGCTGACCATCTTGCTCAACAAACCAAGAATCAAGTTCTAAAGTATGAGCAAGAGTTCTTAAGAAGATCAAGATAGATCTATCTCTCTGAATCTTAATACCAGTTTTGGTTTCACCATCTGCAAATGCATACTGGCTTGCTTTCACTCTACCAATCTGACCTTCATATCTCCCTTTGCTTTCATCATCTTTGTCAATCATGAAACCCTCAAAACCTTCAATAGGTTGAGTCTCTACATGCATCATAAGATGATATGCACCATCAATAAACTTGAAGTCTTCAAGCTCAATGCTGTTAATCTTCAATACATGATTACCTGGAGTAATTGTCTTTGGTAGTCCTGAGCTTGCTGAGCCCAAATCAGTTGTGCTTAATGCCATTTTGTTTTTGTTTTAATAATTAAATAAATACTTTGTTCCAATTGAACTCAAGTTCTCCTTTTTCATTCATCTCTGTAACTACTATCTCTTCATTTCTCAAATGCTCTGGTCTTGCACCGCAAGTAACCTCTTCATTTGTTTTGAAAGACAAAATAGTCTTGTTACCCTTTCTATACATGTAACCAATTGCATCCGCATTAGCACAGATTAGAGATTTAATTTTACCTGTCAAATCAATGTTTGCAGCCATTACCATATCTCCTTTATCATCTACCTGCTTGTCTTTAATGTGACCAGATAAAATAATGTGGGGAGCTAAAGTATCAATAAAATCTAAAACTTGAAAGAAAGCTTGTCTTAAATATAAATATCCCGCACCATTTGGTAGAGATAATACATTGTCACCGTCATAGTTCTTACCCATACTTGTGTTCTTGTAAAGCTTTATGGCTAAGGGCATTACCATATCTTCTAGTGCAGTTACAGTATCTATTGTAACATACTTGTATGGGAAACCACCTGCTTTAATAGCTTTACCTGCATCAAGCAATTCCTGAAGACTATTAATCTTTAACTTTATGGCTTCTACATAATCAGAACCATTTTCTAAGTCAAAGATTAGATTGTTATCTAATCCAGCAAATGCAGTTGTTTTACCTGTCTTAGGCTTTGAATAGATCACTAATCTTTTGGGATTAACTCTTTCAGCCTTGACCTTTGTAGTTGGAAGTACTATACTCATTTTATCTTAGTTGCTAGTTTTTGAAACTCTGTTGCAATTCTTAGAAGAATGTCAGAAGCTGATTCTTCTATATCTAAACTTACTTCCTTAAGCTTTGGAATAAATTCATTCTCAAAGTCTGGAAATACAGATAGACTTACTTGCTCCTTAGGAGCTTCAGCTTTTCTCTTCTCATAAAGATTATGTGTAATCTCAGAACCATCAGGCATAATTACCATTAACTCAGACAATGGAATTGTATAAGCAAAATAGTTATCACCATTGGCACTTGTACCTTCTTTTACATCATACTCTTCTGCAAAATAAGGATTGTGTTTGTACTTAAAGAGTGGTCTATCTTCAAAAGCAGGCTCAATACCTGTTTCTTTACCAGATCCATCTCTATTGATGTCAATAAACTCAATATAGATATCTTCTCCTCTCTTTAGTTCACCTTCAAATAACTGAACTTGTCTACCATACTTACCTTTCTGAAAGAAAGCAGTCTTGATAGCAAAGAAAGGATCAGTTACCTGAGCTTTACGGAATTTGTCCATGTGATGGGCAAAGAATTCCTTTTCTTTTTCTTTTCTACTCATACTTAAATTTTAATTGTTTTACTTGCTTGGGCTGGAGTTGCTATTTCAATAATCCTCATGGAGTGTCTATCAAGCTTAAAGAAGCTAATCCTAGTGGTACCATTTCTAGATTTAAGGAAGTGAAACACAAGAGTGTCTTCATCACTAATTATAAATCTCTCTGGACCATACTGTCTAATCTTTCTGATAGAGGGTTTATTAATACCCAACACTACATCAGCATGTTGCAATAAAGCATCTGCTCCAAATAAATCAGAATCTAATACATAATTTCCATAGTCACCATCTTTAGACCTGTCTGGGTTATCTATGTTCCTATTCAACTGACTTAAGATAAGAAACGCCACAGGATAATGTTTCTTCATATATGTCATGGCTTCACCAAGAGCATATAATACTTCAAACTTATCCTTCTGACCTTTACCTACTTTAAATAAAGCTGAGTGGTCAATAGTAACCAAGGCATTTGTGTAGTTACCTGCTTCATCCTTGTGAGCTTCCATATAATAATGTATAGTAGCACACATCTCATCTACAGTACATGGATCATATATTACATCAATGATGTCATTCCTTTCGCTATCTTCATAGTATTGGACACATCTTAGATATAGATCCTTATCTACTGGTTCACCTTTGGACATTAGTGTATTGTAATCAGCACCTGTATTCAGACTCAGCTTTCTAATACCATTGGTTTCATCAAGCATTTCAAACTGGAACTTAAGTACTCTAAATTTATGGTCTTGATTCTCTTCAATAATATCAGAGATTAACTGCTCCATAAATAAAGTTTTACCTGTTCCAGGCCTAGCACCTACAACGGTGATAGTTCTCCATTCCAATCCATCACAGAAGGCATCATTAAATTTGGGCCATGAACTTTTAAGTGATTTTAGCTCACCAGATCTTCTAGCCTTCATCTTAAGAAGGGCTTTTCTAAGAGCGTCTCTTTCACTCACAGGCTTCAGAGCCCGGGCACCGTTAAATAAATCTGCCATAAATTTGGATTAAGTTGTTAGTTTACGTTTTACATCATTATAGATGAGATGGGATAAACCCACTATAAATTCAATTGCTATAAATTGTATGATACCCATCTCTACAAGAATAGCATCAACCAATAACCAAGAACACAAGGTTCCTGTTGCAGCAATGAAAAACAATTTGGTTTTAATCATACAATGTGTTCTTTAAAGTAACTTGGTTCTTCATAATCATCTGCTTCAATCATATCACAATAAGTTGCCAGAGTAGAATCCCAGGTTTTATCTGTATTCTGTTTTCTAATAAAATACTGTGAGTTACGCATGTAGTTGTATCTATTCATTGAATACTCATCTACATACTTTTCAGTAGCTTGTAACACAGTTTCCCATGAATAGCTAAAGTTCTCAAAGAACCATCTGAAAGCATTCTCAAGACCCTTAACATTTACTCTTGCAGGCACACCGCTAGGTAACTTACCCTTTGGAAACAATTCATTGTAAAGTTTAATGTTGTCTAGGAAGTCATCTCCCATTAGATTCTTAGATGTTTTCTTCTTAGATTTCTTGAAGTAGCCATCAATTTCTTCTATAAATTTAAGGCTATTACCTGACAATTCCAAGGATTCCGTCAGGTAATTACCTGATAATAGTTTAGAAACTTCAAGTGAAGTACTAATAGATTTATCTGGCACAATCTTATTATGTATACAATATAAAACATAAAATGAATTAGGTGTAAGCCCTATACTTATTAGTTTAGAAAATACTTCTTGCATTACCAGTGAATTGTATAGTTATATAAATGTTTAACAGTAGTTTGTACTTCTTGAAATACACCTTTAGAATCCCATTTGCTACCATTGTATGCAGCACTTGCGGGATGAGAGACCATAAATTTAGTACAATTTTCACCACATATCTCTGCCCACTCCTGAGATTTTTTACCCATATAGACATAAACTAGTCCTGGATGAAAGTTCTTAAGGTAGTCAAATACATAAGCTACAAATGGAGCCCAGATTTCATAATGCTGACCAATCTTACCTACTTCAGTTGTAAGAGCTGTATTAAGCATAAGTATACCCTGATTAGACCATCTTTTTAAATCTAATGGTCTATCATAGAAAGGATATAGTTTTTGTACTTCATCAAGAATAAACCTCAAAGAAGGTTGTTCTTTCTCAGATTTACTACAACTAAATGCAATACCATCTGCTACGCCAAGAGTTGGATAAGGATCTTGCCCTACTATAACTACTTTAAGTTCATTATATGGACATTCTTCAAATGCTCTAAAGACATCTTTAAGCACAGGGGTAAACCTTTTACCATCATTAGATAGTTTATATAAATCAATAAGAATCTTTTCAAATTCTAAACTAAATATAAAAGGTTTAAGAACTCTACCCCAACCACTGGGTTCAAGTTTATTAAATATTTTTTGTTTGTAATCATCAATATCTAAAATATTACTCATAATCATGTATATTTGTTAAAAAGTATAATACAATGGCTATCAAGGTAAAGGAAATAAAAGATGATGCAATTATTGATATTAAAGTCAATAAAGCATACTATTTAATGGCAAAAGCTGCTTCTTTATATTTGTTCAAGCAAATGCCTGAAGATAATAGAGAGAATTACTTAAAAGATGCTATGAATCAAGATTATAAAGATCTTGATGAACTTCAAAGAGCCTTTCGCACTATAACTTTACTTTTAATAGAAATTGAAACTTCAGCTACTGAAAAAAATCTTTTCAAAGAAAATGAAGTTTTAGAGCCAGAAGATGAAGGCTATAAAGCACCTACCCTAGATTAAGATTAAAATCTCTTCCTATTTCTACACATGACTCTATAGCTAGAGCCAATTCCATTTTACTGCAGTCAGCAAAAGATTTACAAACTTCTGCATCTCCCGCATCATAACAAAGACCTGCATGGG